GGCGAAAGCCGCGCAGCTTGAAGCCAAATTGCAACCAGTAGAGGAAAGCGTGCGCCGTGCTGAGTGGGCTACGCACGGATGGGCGCATATTCATCCGGTGCAAGACCCGCAGGGCAAGAAAGTTGAGGTCGATGCTGGATTCCGTAGTCGTTCGAGCGTAATTGGCGAGCGCGGCGATGACCCGGATGAAGTTGACGCCGAGCGCGCGGCTGACCGAGAGCGCGAAGAGCAATTAGGGCTTCACATGGTCCCCGCGGGACCAGGCGAGCCGACAAACCCCGCAAGTCTGCCGGATGAAGATTCGGAGGATGACCAGGCTGACGAAAGTCGGCCACAGGGTAAGTCTGCATTTAACGCGCGAAAATCCCGCGACAATTCGCACGTCCTTAGCGACGTGGACATGGGCAGGAATCAAGCATGAACGTTAACGACCAAGTCCTAATCTACGGCCTGACTGCTGCCGGTGAACCTATACCGCTGAAAGTCAACGCCGACGGCTCCCTCGCGATTTCCGATGGCGGGGCCGGCGCGACCGTTGATCGGGAGGTTGTCACCGTCATTTGGAAAGCCGAGTCGTTCATAGACGATCGTAGTGGGAAGGTGTTTACGCAGCAGATGGAATTGGGGCCGGCCCCGCAAACCACTTCGGGCAATTCGGAAGCGGAAACGGTTGATTATGTCGAGATATCAGGAGATTGATTCGGTGGATGCTGCAACCAAACAGCACGCGTTAGATACAGCAATTTCAACCGCCAGCAGCAAGGTTACATACACCGGCGCAAGCATGACCATCTTCGGGTGGCTGCTCTCATCGCAGTTTGCCGTCCTTCTCGGGATGATTCTCGGTATCGGTGGCTTCTTTGTGAATTGGTACTACAAGCACAAGCTCACAAACGAAGAGATCAAGCTCAAGCGAGAGGCCGCTGAACGAGATCGGATCGAGCATGAGCGGCGCATGGGGCTCATGAAGTGAAGAACCCGCGCCTGGTCATTGCGGCGCTGTCACTCTCGGCGGCCGGCTTTGTCGGAATCTTGGCGAACGAAGGCTATACGGAGCAAGCCATCGTCCCGACTAAGAACGACAGGCCGACCGTCGGGTTTGGCTCGACGTTCAGGCCAGACGGATCGCCCGTGATGCTCGGCGACACCATAACGCCGGCTGAGGCTGTGCAGCGCAGTTTCAAGCACATTGAGCGCAGCGAGTCGGGGCTTAAAGCCTGCGTCACTGGCGCGCTGAGTCAAGCCGAGTACGACGTGCTCGTTGACTTCGCCTACCAGTATGGGGTTTCCGCAACGTGCCGCAGTTCAATGGTGCGGCATATCAACGCGGGCCGTTACAGCGAGTCATGCGACGCATACCTGCTTTACAAGTTCAGCGGCGGCTTTGACTGTTCGACCCCGGGTAACCGGGTCTGCGCGGGCGTTTGGGCACGGAACCTAGAGCGTCGAGCGAAGTGCGTCGCGGCCGGTTAAATGGCACGAAAACCGGCCACAGGACATAGCACGCTTGCGCTAATACAGTCCGAAACGCAACTAAAGGAACGCTCGTATGCGCCCCTGTTTTCAGTTCAATAATCTAGCAAGCGAAGACGCGCCGGCTACCCTGTCAATCTACGACGAGATTGGCTTTTGGGGTGTCCAGGCCAAGGACTTCGTTCGCGATCTGGCTGCGGTCACAAGCAGCACCCTGAACGTCGAAATCAATTCGCCGGGTGGCGATGTCTTCGCGGGCCTTGCGATCTACAACGCGCTGAAGTCGAGCGGTAAAGAGATCATCGTCAAGGTCATGGGAGTCGCCGCGAGCGCCGCATCGCTCATCGCGATGGCGGGCGACCGCATTGTGATGCCCAAGAACACCTTCATGATGATCCACAACCCGTGGAGCTTCGTCATGGGTAACGCCGACGAACTCCGGGACACCGCGGACACGCTGGACAAGATCGGGGCAAGCCTGCGCGCAACGTACTCGGCTCGCACGGGTCTGTCTGAGGACGAACTTGCCCCGATGCTGGCCTCCGACACTTGGCTGACTGCCGACGAAGCCTTAGCTAAAGGCTTCGCCACCGAGGTCATTGAAGAAGTGTCTGCCAAGGCGAGCTTCGACATGGCTCGCGCCGATCTGCCGGAAGCCGTTCGCGCCGTGTTTGCAGCGGCCAAGTCCAGCGTCGAACCCGCCGTGAAGGCCGATGGCGCGGACAAGGTCGATGACAAAGACGAGCAAACCGAAGAACTGATGAGTGAGCGCGTGGCGGCCTTTGCGACTGAGATGGGCTTCCCTGAGTACCAGGCTACCTGGGCGCTTGTCTGCGGTTCGATTGAAGAAGCAAAAGAGCGTGTCGCTGCCGCTCGTGAAATCAAGTCCTTGTGTGCGCTTGCAAAGCAGCCGACTGCCGCCGACGGATGGATTCGGGCCGGCAAATCTGTTGCTGATGTTCGCTCGATGCTTGTCAGTTCAATGGCGCGGGAAGACGAACGCACTCATACCGATTCGACCCATAAGTCGAAGGATTCCGCCCCGGCCACGGCGGCGGGCACCAAGGCGACGACCGCCGAAATTTGGGCCTCGCACAAAGGCCGTAGCAAAGGGAAATCTAAATGACCACGCAACTGAACCAAGTCCCGCGTATTGAGGAGTTCGTTCTCTCTGAGGCGAATGGCTTCCTGTCTCGGGAAGAAGTGACCGTCACCCTCCAGCCGACGGCAATCAAGAGTGGCACTGTGATGTCGCAACTGACCGCCACCGGCAAGTGGGTGCCGTATGACGATGTCGGCGGTGACGGATCGGAGCACGCAAGCGGGATTCTTTACACCGCTCAGCCGGCAGGCACGGGTGATGTGATGGCAGTGATGTTCGTCCGTGACTGCGAGGTGGTTCGCGCCGCGCTGACCGGGTTGAACGCCAACGCCGAAGCCGATCTGGCTGCAAAAGGCATCCGCGTTCGCGGTAAGGCCACGACCAAGTAACCGCCCCCGCGACTAGGAGTATTTGACATGCCGACTCTTGATATTTTCAACGATGACGCCTTCAGCGTCACCAACCTTTCCCGCACGCTGGTTGATCTGCCGCGCGTGCCCACTCGTATTGGTGAACTCGGCCTGTTTGAAGAAAACGGGATCAGCACCACCACGATGATGATTGAGCGCACCAGCGAGGGTCTGAAGCTGGTCCCCTCGGCTACCCGCGGCTCCTCGGGCGAGCCTGTGACCCTGAAAGGTCGCAGCCTGGTACCTGTGAAGGCCGTTCATCTACCCCAACGCGGCGCCGTTCTGGCTGACGAGGTGCAGGGTGTTCGCGCTTTCGGCTCCGAGACCGAAGTCGAAGCCGTGCAGGCCGTGGTCAACAAGAAGCTGACCAAAATGAAGCGTCAGCTTGATCTGACCCTTGAGTATCACCGCATTGGCGCGATCAAAGGCAAGGTGCTCGACGCCGACGGCACTTCCGAACTGCTCGACGTTTACGACGTGTTCGGGATGACTCAGGTTCAGCAGAACTTTGCACTGGCAACCGCGACGACCTCGGTCCGCAAGAAGATCGTCGATCTGCGCCGTGCTGTGCAGACCGCGCTTGGCGGCCTGTCGTATCAGCGCGTGCATGTCTTCTGCTCGGCGTCCTTCTTCGACGACCTGATCAACCACGCGTCCGTCGCCAAGGCGTTTGAGCTTTTTCAGCAAAACAGCCTGGCGCGCGAGCAGCAAGGTCTGACCTTCGAGATGGGCGGCGTGATGTTCGAGGAGTATTCGGGCGGCGTCGGCAGCATCGACTTCATCCCGGACGGCCAAGCCTACGCGTTCCCCCTAGGTGTTCCCGGCCTGTTCACGACCGACTTCGCGCCGGCCGATTACATGGAGACGGTCAACACGCAAGGTCTGCCGTACTACGCGAAGCAAGAGCCGATGAAGATGAACAAGGGCGTCGAACTGGAATCTCAGTCGAACCCGATCACGCTCTGCACTCGCCCCGAGTCGGTGATCAAGCTGGTCAAGTCGTAAGACGATGCTCGACCTGTTCCGACAGGCGACTCAAGACGCCCTCTCCATTCTCGGAGAGGGCGCAGTGCTTCGTGGGACGGTGCAATGTCGTGCGGCAGTCGAGGATGGCGTGCAACTCGCCGGCCTCGACACCGAGTTTGAGGCCGCTCGCGATAGCCGAAACGCAGTCATGGTGCGCTCAGTGGCGACGATCTCGTCCGAGTACAGCCCGAAGGTGGGCGACACGCTCACGGTCGGCACAGTCAACTACAAGCTGGATGTGCTGATGGACGACGCCGGACCTTTCCGGCGTTTTGTCCTGTTGAAAGTCTGACATGGCTCGCCGCAACTCGTTCTCAATTCAGATCGACACTGCGGAAGTCGGCCAGTTGGCTGAACGGCTTGGGGCCATCGACTCAACCAAGTTGGGCGAGCGGCTGATCGACACGCTCAATGAGGTAGCGGAGTCGGCCTATGAATTGTCCAGACGGACGATCACCACGGACATCAATCTGACCGACGCTTACGTTCAGCGTCGGATGGAATTGAAGCCGGCGACTTCGTCAAAGCCGACCGCAGAGATCGTCGCGCCGTTTGGCAAGAAGAACCTCACGAACCTTTCGCACTACGGCGCAGAGGTCGGTGAGACAAAGCCGGTCAACTGGTCGAACCAACGGATCATCCGCGAGGTCTTCAAGGGGCAGGAGAAGTTCGGGCCGTGGCCTGGTTGGGCTCGACGAAAAGGCACCGAGCATATGGGCATCCCGGAGGACCGCAAAGCCTACAAGATGGTCGCGGAAGTGACGCGCGGTAAGCGGACCAGCATCGGCAAGAAGTTCACGATCCCGGGCAAGCGCGACACCGAGGGAAACCCCCTTGTGTTTCAGCGGATTGGCCCGGGTGGGAAGAGCGGTAAAGGCCGGATCGAAGCCCTATACGGCCCGTCCGTCTATCAACTGTTCCGCGTTGCCGCCGAGCGCATTGAAGAGCGCGTCGGCGACGATCTTCGCGATGCCGTGATCGACGCAGCGGAGCGCGCATTCGAGGAGGCGTTGCGGTGACGATTTTTGTCAAGAGCGAAGACATTGCCGACGAGATTGCTCGCCGGCTTGAGGGTATCAGGCTCTCTAATAACTGCGAGACGGATATTGGGCGGGATGTGCAGCGCGGTCGGCGCAGAGTGCCGGCTGACGATGAGACCCCATGCGTCCAACTGGTTGAGGGTGGCGACGAAGTCCTCGACACCGCAGGGCGCACCCAGACCGCGCAAATCAAGGTCGCGCAGTCGTATGTGATTGACGCTTTCGACGCTTGCGACCCGGACAATCCGAACGTGCAAGCCCACAAGATGATCCGCGATCTAAAGCGCGCGATTTTCGCAGGGGGCCGCACCCTTGGCGGAACCGTCGCCGAAGTGGATTACCTCGGCAAAGACATCGGCCCCCGTCCTGATGGTGCTGCGTTCGTGCAGGCACGCATTGCTATTCGCGTGTCCTTTGCGGAAGACCTCTCAAACCCTTAGCCCCTTCTGTCAACGAAAACCGGCCACAGGCGGGGGCGTATTTTCACATGCACTATGTGTTGCGACAACGAGCCCCGATGTTTCGGCGCTCATAGGAGATTCTAAATGGCTGCTCGCGGTTTCCTTGGTTCCGGCGACCTTTACATCGCCCGATATGTCAACGGTGCGCCGGTCCCCTATGAGGGTCCGTATGAATGCACCCGGTTTGAAATCAAGCCGAACGTCAACCTCGTCGAGATGACCTCGAAGGGTCGTAGCACCTACGGCCAGGTGATTGAGTCGGTGACGATTCCCCAGCCGGCTGACCTGACCGTTGACCTGCCCGAAGTCAACAAGGAATCGCTCGCGATCGCTCTGCTTGGCACGACCGCCGCGGTTTCGCAGACTGCCGGCACGATCACGAATGAGACCGTGACCATCGCCGCGTTTGACCGCTGGTATCCGCTGTCCAAGGCCCACTTTTCGACGCTGACCGCCCAGGATTCGACTAACCAGTCGCTTACCGAAGGTGAAGACTTCATCGTTGATAAGCAACTCGGCTGGATCAAAGTCCTCGCGACCTCAACCAAGGTCACCATCAACGAGGTGATCCGCGTGTCCGGTGCTTACCAGGCCGCGAGCGGTAACGAAATTAAGGTAATGACCAATCCGCAGCTTCGCGCGCGATTCCTGCTGGTCGGCAAGAACTTTGCGGATGATCTTCCCTACCGCGTCACCGTGTACGAGGCGATCATCGCCGCCGACTCCGCGTTCGACTTCTTGCAAGATAGCTTCGCGTCGATCTCGCTGCCTGGTCGGATGAAGACCCCGGCGGGATTCACGGAGCCGGCCTTGGTTCAACAGATGACCAGTGTCGGCTAACGCATAGACCCCGGGCGGGGTCTGCGCCCGCGACTCTAACCCGCCACGTCATCGACGCTGGCGGGTTTTTTCTTTATGGATTGAGCGATGGCGAATCAGCGCGACGTGAAAATGACCCTGAGTGTGGAAACACTCGGGGCCGAGGAAATCCAACAGCTTCAGCAGCGTGTGCTGGCACTTGGCAAGCAGGCCGGCGATGCTGCGCCCGAGTTCCAGCAACTTGCCGAGGAAATTGGACGCCTCGGTCAACAGGCCGACGCGCTGCGCAACTTCCAGCAACTCTCGACGACCGTCGATGAGCTTGCAGCCAAGCAGCAGGCGGCCACCACACGATCAGAAGAACTCCGGGCCACTCTGAACAAGTTGTCGGCGGCTACGGACGCCGCGGCGGATCGCCAACGGGCAGCAAGCGCGAGCTTTGACGAAGCGCGCCGCGGGCTTGCGGATATCAAGGGCGAGATCGAGATTCTCGGTAAGTCATACGACGCGAACG